TGAGGGCTAGAATATTTTAAAACACTTTCAATTTCACCACGGCTTGCGCAATCAAAATTAATATTTGATGCAGATACATGTTTTAGAATAGTCTCAAGAGGTAAGGACTTTACAGCGTAATACGGTTTAATATTTGGTAATTCATTATGCCATTTAGTCACTTGATTTTTTAGGTTTGAATAATTTACTTGATATACCGAAGTATATGATTTTTTGACTGCATTTATAAGCTTTTTCAGTGGTATAATAAGTATTTAGCGAAAATAATTTTTATATTAATATTTTATCAACTTTTTTAAATAAAAATCATTGCGTTTTAATTAGTTTAATTTTAAATAAGGAATTTGTAAAAAATAATCTATTTTTATATATTTATATCTATCAAATAAATAGATTGGTACCAGTGTTAATAAATAACCACCATAAGCAATACAAAAATGCCATATGGTATGACCAAATAAATATTTTATAATCCAATGATTATAACAGAATTTTTCAGTCATAATCCAAAAAGCTCCTGCTATTGAAATCAATAATATACCTTTCCAACTATAATTTACTATTACATTGGGTATTTCTAATTTTTTATTATAAATTTGAACAAAAACCATAAATAAAAATAAATTAATTAAAAATATCGCAAATAATGTATTGAATAGTTCTTCTTGATGTAAACCAACAATGGTCATTAAATAAGATAAATATGCAATTACTGAAAATCTTAATAAATCATAAAAAAAAGTGCATAAACCAAATACTTCTAATATTTTAATTGCAACTGAATAACAAGGTAAAGCAATTAAAATCATGGAAAATCTATCCAATAATCCCCATCCTAATTGATTATTATAATGATACATAAATGATGCTATACCGTTATAAATCATAGCAGTATAAATCATTTTAATATCATGTAATTTATCATGCATAAATAATCCAAATAAACCAAAAAATGTTAAACATAAAGAAGAGAACGAATTAATATATTCAGGCGATTTACCATAAATATTCATTTCGCAAAAAGAATGATCAAATAAATTAAAATCTAAATGATAAGTAGACATTTAATAAAATAACATTTATTTTTTTATATAGTTTAAAAAATTATTATTCTGTTTTATAACGCTACTGTTTGGTTATGTCGAATTTAAACTCTAGATGGTTAATTAATGTAAATTGAATTTCTATAATCAGAATGTCCAGTTTCTCTTCCTACAATACAATTATTTTCAATATTAAAATACTGATAAATTTCCCAATCATATAAATTATCATTATTTACATAAATTTTCATATAACTATTCATATAAAATGAATTCATATCCAAAGTTCCAAAATTACTAAGTTCAAAATGAATTTTTTTTTCATTTGTACTCAAAACATTTCCCAAGTGATTTAAATTATCTTGATAACTTTTATTTTGAAAGTTAATATTGAAAAAATATTTAAAAAAGCTAAATAGATTTTCGAGACTAGCACATACTTCGTATTTATCTACTTTCTTATATTGAAATATATGGCGTTCATTTAAGAAATCACACCATTCAGCTCTTTCACTAAATCCATTCTTTGTTTCGTAATAATTAACATCGTAATAAAACTTTTTATTTAAAAAATAATTAACTAGTTCATTAATGCATACCAGATTTGGTATACTATTTAGATTCATTATGCCATCGTATCCAAAAACCATATGCAAAAATCGCAAAAGTGAAATTTCAAAACAGTCTGTATATCTGATTATTTTATAATCATCGTTAGTTTCCTTAATAATAACAATAGGTCCATATGAAACAGGCTGAGGATATTTTTGATAATTTATAATAAAATTATCAGTAATATCATTACTTTCATTAAATGTAGGTCTATTACCCAATACACCATTTTTAGTTTTTTTCATTTCTTCAACCAACATAACTTAATTGAATATATGTATAATTTAAATTATTCAATTTTTATTAATTATATCTTAATAGTAAATTGCATACATAATATACGGGCACCAGAAACATCAAACCATTCGTTTTTAATAACAACTGTTCCAGATAAACCAGATGGTACAGTTCCTTTACTTTCACTAGCTATATGAGATACATTAAGAGGACAAGTTATATTACTTTTGTTAATTTCAGTACATAAATCTTCAGTGGAAGGAGAAAGTGGTATAAAATTATAGGTAACAGAATATTTAGAAGTTCCTTGATTTACTTCTTTTGATAAATCGGCTCCCAAATATAAAGTATAATCTGTTTGTGGTAATTCTGGAGATATTCCCAAGTATAAATTTTGAGCAATATCAGTTGATGTACCACAAGATTTATATAAAAATTGTGTTACATTCAAAGCAGAAGATAATGAGAATAAAGCAAATAAATTAATTATTTTAAACATTGTATAAATATATAATTAAATTATTCTTTAATTATTTTTTAATCATAAAAACAGAATAGCGATTTTTAAATTCTTCCATTGGAATATTTTCTATAACTATATTAGAATAATCAAAATTTTGTTCAGACCACCATGATTTTGAAACAATTTGTCTGAATGATTTTAATCCATCATTAGTTTCAGTAAATACACAGAGTGAAATTACACTATTTGATTTAGCAATTCTAATTAATTCATTAACAGCTTTTTTAATATCATCAACACTATTTAATAATCCCAATACACCAACAGATAATACTGCATCATATGTATTTGATTCAATAGTATTTAAATTACAAATATCACTTACAAATACTTTTGACATTGGTAATACTTCTTGGCATTTTATTATAGCTTCTTTACATATATCCATACCATGAATATCAATTGAATTATTTTTATTTACTACGTGATATAAAGCAGCACCAACACCACAACCACCTTCAAATATATTTTTAATATTGGATAAATCAAATGGTTTTACACAATGGTCCATGAATTTATCCCAAATTTCTTGTGACATATAAACCCAACCAGACCCGTGATGTAAAGGTGCACCTGCTTTATGTTTAGCAGCAACACGACTAAACCAAGCTGCAGTTTTCTTTTCATATAAATCTTTATATAATTCTAACATTTCAATAGTTGAATTAGCAGTATTAATTATTATATTATCATCAAAAACACCGTAATCAATTGTTGGTACACTAATAAAAGGAACATATATTTGAATATCTTCAAATAATAGTTCAGATATTACAAAATTTATTGAATCAGATAAATCAATACTTAATTTAAGACCATTATGAGAAGTATATTTAACACCAGGTTTAGTAACTGATGAATATAAATCACGTATACATTGAAATGTTTCTGTTTCTTCTAACCATAAAGTTGTTGGTAATTCTTCGGCGATTTCTCTAAAAATTAAATAATCTGATTTTAACATACCAACATTAATAGTATAATCACAAGGTAACCATTTATTATTTATAACAGCTCCTCGTAAAAGACCATCTAATGCCCAATACTTGATTTTATTTAATCTGCATAGTTTATCAAATTCTCTTAAAATATTTGTTAACTTTTTTTGAGCTAATTTAATAGATTCCATTATATATTTAGGGGTATAAAATAATTTGATGGGGTGTGAGTTAGAGGTCTATTTCTTGTGGTTTGTTTTGGTTGAATAAATTTGGATTAATTATTATTTGTTTTTCTAAATTATAATCTTTATATTTTTCATTAATATCTTTTACTAATTTATCAAGTTCTTTTTGTATATCATTTGAAGTTATTTTATTTTTTTTATTATATCTAGTATCTTTAATTTTTTTATTATATTGAATATACATACTACCTTTTTCTTCATAAACTGTAATATGCTTTGGATATATTGGTTTATCATATTCTAATATTTGTTCTACTTGTGAAATTAATTTTTCATCTATATTGATATTATTTTTAATTTTATATTTTTCCATTTTTAATTCAGGATATTTTTTATTTATTATTGTATCAATAAATTTATCTAATTCTTTTTGTATATTTGTTGAATGTAAAATCATTTTAACATTATATCTTTTATCATCATTTCGCCAATCAAGAATAAAATGATATTTTTCTCTGAAAATTTCTAATCTAATACCAACTGGTAAGTCTATTTTATCTTGAATACCAATAATTTCTTTAAATTCTTCAGCAGTTATTTTATTCTCGATTAATTCTATTTTAGCTTTAGCGTATTTTAATTTATCATGGATTGATATTTTATTTGATTTAGTCGTTTCCCATGATTTTTCTAAGTTAGGATGAGTTACAATAAAAAATTCACGTTGATTATTATTTTCTTTATCATAAATTTCTTTTCTATATAAAATATATTTTGGAAGAATTTTAATTCCATTTGGAAGTTCTGTTTTAGCATCAATACGACGAGTTTGTTTACCTTTATTTTTATTTTGTTCCGACATATTTACAATACGAAGATTTTCTCTACGATTATCTAGTTTATCTTGATTGATGTGGTCAACAGTATTTTTGTAATCTGTATTATCTTTGTTATGTTGGTCTAAGATTAATTGGTGAAGGTAATAAATTTTTTGGCCATCTTCTAATTTTAATGTTGTAGCAATATATCCATTTTCCATAATATACCATATTGGACGTATATTATTAATATTTAAAATTTTTATAATATCATCTTTAGAAATTTTAGTATAAATGTTTTCTTTTATATGCATAACAATATAATTCTTTTTTGATCTTATTTCCCAATACATATTTCTAAATTGTCCAGCATATTTACCTTCAATAATCTTTATACTTTTACCATAAGTAATTATTTCTATTCCATCTGGAGATTTAAAATTATCTTTAAATCTATCATCTTTTTTTAATAATAAATTTGATTCTCTATAATCATTAAAATCATTATTATCAAATTTAACAGAAAGTATTTTTTCATCAGGATATAAAATATCAATTAATTTATGTTTCTTTTTATAATTTTGAAAATACCAAAGTTTTTCTTCATTATTAAATGAATAATTTTCAGATTTATTGTTCTTTAATCTACTTATAATAGAAATATGAATAGTGTCAAGTTTTATTAAATTATTTAATAAAGTTACTTCAATTTCATTTATTTTTTGAGTAGTTAGCATTAATATTTAATAATTTATTTCTTTATAATAATATAGCAACTTTTTTTGAAATAGAGTTAATAGATATAAATATATATCATCTAGATATAAATAATTAAGTAATATTTTACATAATTATTTAGATGTTTAACCAGCGAAATAATAAATACCAAATTAAGCTCCTTAATTTGAGTATGCAGTACCAGCCATACCACTCATTACACGTAAAACGTTGTAGTTGACAGTGTAGATATTTAAGTTGGAGTCGTTGTCAGATACATCGTTTCTTTCTTCAACAGTTACGTTTAAGGTGGCGTTATCGATACGGGAGAAGTTGCAAGTGCCAGAAGGTTGGTGGTCTTCGGGTTTGAGTGCAAAGCTGTATACGTTGATACCGTCAGCGGGGGTGTTGCTGAAGTGTTGCCAAGGTTGTACGTAGTTGAAGTATTGGCCATCTCTTTCTTGGAATCTGTCGTGACCGTTTAATTGGAGTTTGGCGGATTTGACAGGGTTGGCGGTTCTGTCTACGAATCTGCCATAGTTGAAGTGGTCAACTACGGAGACACCGTGGGCAGTGCGAGTACCAGTTAATTCAAAGAAGGCTTTGGCAGTGGCGTCACCGTCGTAGAGAGCCTTGATTGTTAATGATAAGTCAGCGGGGGTTAAGTTATTCATTAACATTACTACGTTTTCGGGGTCAGCTTGGTAGTGGGAGCCGTTGTGGGGGAACATGAGTTGGCCATCTACTTTGCCTACGAGGGAAGCTAAGGCAGCGCTGAGTTCCATTCTGTGGGCTTGGTGAGGGTCGCTTGTGGCATTGCCAGCATCGTCGGCGACTACCATTTCACCACTGGCATCTACAGCGGTGATTAAAGGTCTGGTGGCTAACCATACTAATTTACCAGCTCTTTCTTTGGCGGCTTCCCAATCATCGTTATCGGCATAAGCTAAGAAAGGTTCGGCACTGGCGTATTTGCCTAAGTGGGGTACCCAGATTAAGAATTTGCTGGGGTGGTTGAAGTTTAATCTGAATTTGCTGGTTTGGGCAGAGAGAGCTTCAGAGCCAGTGAATTGTAATTGTTCGATTAAATATTCGTGGGAGGCTTGGGCGAATCTCTTTCTTTCTTCAGAATCGAGGTATACGTAGTCGATTAATAAGTAAGAATCATCCATACCTAAGCCAGTGGGGACACCAGCACCTACAAGGCCTTCGTAGTTGAGGCATTCGCTGGCGGCTCTGTATTGGATTGTTACACGTACATCGTGGTATTGTAAGGCAATTAAGGGGAGAGCTAAGCCGTTGTGTCTGTTGAACCAGTAGGCGAGGGGTACGTATAAAGTGTAAGCGTTGTGGCTTAAGTCGAATTGTTTTAATTCGGGTACGTCACCGATCATCTTGGCGTGGCCTCTGACTTGGCCAGATTTGATGGTGAGTTCTTGCCAGATGTTTAACCAGTCACCGTATTGTTCATCGATTTTGGAGCCACCGATTTCAACTTTGGTTTCTTGGATTAAGGCATAGCCTAAACGTCTGCAATAGCCCCATTTTTGTACAGTGGAGTTTGCGCCTTTGAGGTTGACTACAGAGTACATGTTGGTGATTAAGTCACCGTTTCTGTTTAAGTTGCAAGTTACAGTGCGGCCGAAGTCAGCAGCGCCGTTGAATACTTGTTGGATAGGTTCTACAGAGAAGTTAGTGTGTCTTCTGTATACTACTTTGAAGAATGTTATTTGAGGATTACCTGTGAGGTATACGTCTTGTGCGCCGTAAGCGACGAGTTGCATTAAACCACCACCCATAGTGATATATACTTTGTATCAGAAAAAAATTTTTTTAAAATATATTTTTTAAATTATTTTTATGAGTTTAAACCTTAATTTTACAAAAAATGATATTTTTTAAACTTTTTTATTCAAAAATCTTACAAATAGTTTGTAAAAAATGGGTTTTTATAAATAAAATATATATGTGTTTTCTTCTTCTAAATGTTTTTCTTTAAATAAAGTAATGAAATCACATAAAGTATTTTTCATAATTAGTCTTATATGTCCAATCCTGGACAAAAAAATAAATCTTCGGATATAAAAAAAACATCCACTCTCGAAAACAAACATCGCTTAAAATTAAAAGAATTTGAAACTGAAAAAGATAGCTTATCTAGTTTACAAAATCAAATATTATCCTTAAATAATGAAATAAATGAATTAGATAAAATTAGAGAAAAATTTACTAATATAGAACAAAAAAGAAGAGCTGATTTATTAGATAAAAAAGATGAAATTGAACAAAAATTATTTGTATTGAAAAACAATATTTTAGAAATGGATTATTATGATAAAACTGGTGATTTATTAGTATCTTATTATAATATTAAAGATAATGATGCTGAAGTATCAGAATCTAAAAATATTCTTAGTTTTTTATGCAAAAAGAAAATAGTAGATGAAAAACCAAAAGATGAAAAACCAATAAATAAAACAGAATTATTTGAAAAATACTGTCAAATAACAGAAGGTATACGTGTAAATCCAGATGATGGTTCCAAAAGATTAAAGTATTGTACAGAATGTAAGATTGAAAAAATATTAAATTTGGTTGAATCATCATATATTTGTCCTTTATGTGGAGATATGGAAGTTATTATTATGGATGAAGATATTCAGATTAAAGATTATTCTCCTTATAAGAGATTAAATAGATTCAGAGAATGGCTAAATGCATTTCAAGCAAAACAATCCCCAGAAATTGATGAACAAATTTATCGTGATATTATTAATGAATTAAATAGAAAGAGAATGACCGACTTATCAACCTTAAATAGAACTAAAATGAGAGCAATATTAAAGAAACTTAAATACAATAATTTATACGAACATATACATTATATTATTAATAAATTATCTGGTTTACCACCTCCTAAAATAACACGTGATATGGAAAAAATGTTTATAAGAATGTTCTTAATGATTCAAGAACCTTGGATGAAACATAAACCAGGTGATAGAAAGAATTTTTTATCATATTCTTTTGTTTTACATAAATTTTGTGAACTTTTAGAATTGGACCATTTATTAGAATGTTTTCCTTTACATAAACAATTAGATATCCTTATGGAAAATGATTCTATTTGGAAGAAAATTTGTACAGATTTGAGTT